ACTTCATCCTCATATTCAAAGAGTTCACATTTAAGTTGATAAACGTAGTTTTTACCTAACTGATAGAATGGATCTTCATGCTCTACAAACTTAACTTCAAATAATCTTGTTCCAAGTGGAAAATATATTAAATCACCTTCTCTAGGTCTAGTAGCAAGTGTTATTCCAGAATCAGGATCTCCAACATTTGCTGCGAGAAACGGTGCTATAAAATCTTCAAATCTTTCTTTTGAAACGGTAAGAGTTAATTCATCCCTCAAACTTATTCCAAATTTAGTCATTATATCACCTTGACCACTATATCCATCATAAGTATTGACATATGCTTCTATAGCAAAATTGTCATCAAACTTAGAAGATTGTACTTCATTTAATATATTATCAGTATCTACAAACTTTCTTGGAATATATGTGACTTCAACACCATACATTCTTAATTGTTCGTTTATTAAATCTTGAGCTAATCTTTGCTCAGAAGATGTTCCTTGTAAAAAGAAGGGATTTAATGCCATATTACATTAACCCACAAAATCGTATGGTGGCAACTCATACTCGGTTGACATCTTAGAGCGTAATGATTCTATCTCTCTTTCCGCATCATCATATATTTCTCTACCATTAAGTTCTATACCACCTGGTAACTTAACACCCTTAAATTTGATTAGATTTTGTCCCCATTGTCTCTTCATGAGAGCAGTGAGATACTGTTTTAAAAATATATCATTATAAACTTGAGTAAATGATGTTGGATCTAATGCTCTATAACAATCAAGAACTAACCAATCATCAGCAGTCTCTACTCCCCAATCAATATCCAAATACAATCTATCTTGTCTCTTATTAAATCTTACTTGCTTATCAGTAGTAAGTAAAAAATCAATATCCTCAAGATATGATTTAGTCATCGAATATTGGAGTAAGTCTATAGAATTAAACTGATAAAGATCATTTAAGAATAACTGATACTTTATACTAAACATTCCACCAGATATGGAACTACTATCAAATTTAAATATCTTTTCTACACCAACTACAGAATCTGGAACTTGTATAAAATTAGAAGTCTCATACCAATTATTAGTAGTAGTTCCATAACCTGATATATTTGTGGAAGTAACAGTTGTAGTTACAATACCAACTCCATCACCATTTTTTGCCTGTCCTCTATCAATATCTGCCTGAGTAAGTTTATATTTAAGATACATTCTCTCAACACCGTCGAAATGACGTTCATTGAAGAGTTGAATGGCATCATCTACTAAATCATCTATTTGATCATCATCTATATTAATCTCCAATACGGGAGCACCCAACTTGCGTAAGCAGTAATCTATAAGTTGTGTTCTACTTGCTGGTTTTGCCATATTCTCTAAGTATCAGTTTTCTTAGTACCTTTCAATTTTTTAACTTCTTCCTGCAAGGTAACAATTTCTTGCTGAAGTAATTTTGTTTCTTCCTCAGAATCATTTTTTAGAGTTTGTAGTTTTGCTTCCAAAAGTACATTTTGATTTAATGATTGTGCCAATTTACCATTGTATAAACTGACAAGAACATTAACATCAACGTCACCATTATTTTGTTGCATAATCTATTAAGGTTAGAAAGTACCCCCATCAAGTGTTGAAGACCAATGAGGCTTATTAGTATATATGGTAGTAATTGAAGATGGTATTATAGAAAGATTCTCAATTGCCCCATTGTTTCCTTCTTTTCTAATATTGTAAGTATTAGTAAATATTCCTTCAACACCAATTAAATCAACAGAAGATACATTAGATATTGAAGTTTCAACAACACCGTAAGCACCACTAGTATCTTGTCTTACAATGTCACCAGCGTCAACTGTTATGCCAGAAGGTAATGCTAAGGTATTCTTAGTAACAGCAGTTAGAATCTGCTTAGAGGTTACTATAGGAGTAGCAGGATTATTTGTTGAGGTTTGTAGTCCGTTCTCATCAAAATATACAGCACCGTGAGGATTGTAATCTGCAGTTTGATAATAGATTCCTTTAATGTCTAGGAATCCTCTTGTACCAGATACTGTATTACTTGTAGTACTTGCATCAGGAACATAAGTCCAAGATCTTTCTGGAGCACTACTTCCAGTATTTGAATCTCCGTCTACATAACCAAAATAACCAGTTTTATTATTTGCAGTACCAACACCAGTATTATACTTAAATGCTATACCACGATCTGTATTTGTATCGTAAGCATGAGTAATTGTTAGTTCTGAAGTTGTTGTAATACCAGCTAAAGTTGTTCCCTGAATAGTAATAACTTTATTTGTGGTATTAACCTCAGTAATAGTTGTTACTCCACTATTTGGTAATGAAGTATGATTACTTACAATATCACCAGTATTGATACCAACAACAGAATCAATTGTAATTGTACTAACACCAGTTGTAACTGGAGCCATAACTACTCTAGAACTAGTAACATCACCAATAACAAATATTGGATCATTAACTGTTACAGCAGTTGAGTTAACGGAAGTTGTTGTACCATCAATTTGTAAGTTACCTTTGATGATAACATCACCTTCATTACTCATCCCATCTGGATATGGGTCAATAAACAGTTTATCTCCACTACCACTGACAGAAGATATAACATTATCTTCAATCTTAACTTTACCAAAATATGATGAAGTTTGAACATTCAATGGGGTAGTAAATTTAACTTGTTTACCAGTAGGACTTGATACTACTACTTCATCATTACCATTCTCATCATATTCAATCTGAACGTCTTTATCTGAACCAAAAGATAATATTGTATCGTCTACAACATTAATATGTCCAGTTCCTGTAGTTTCAAATATGATGTCTCCATCAGTATTTGTGGATGATACGGTATTACCATCCATTCTAAGATTATCTACATTCCACTGATCAACCTTTCTATTATTATCAAGAACAGCAACTATACCACCGTCACTATTTCTTGTATTTTGAACACCAGCAATTGCACCTGGTGCATGCTCCATCATAGATGAATAATATTGACCACCTACAGCAAATACATTATTACCATCATCACCAATAAAAATTCTATCTTTATATTGATTTACTCCACCATAACTTCCTATGCCAGTCACATAGGCCATTTCACCCCAGTTTAAACTAGCAGGTTTAGTGGTCCCAGAGGATCTTTTGATCCTAATAATACTAGCCATTTAGAAATTTCCCCCGTTGATGTCCAATGTTGCTTCTGATCCTGGAGTTAATGTTAAGGTGGCATCCCACTTTTGCGTCGCTCCATTATAAACAAGCACCATACCATTTAACAAATTCGTGGCATTAATGTCACTAAGTTCAGCAAGAGATAATCCTTGAGCACCAGCCAGTGAAGAAAGAACCTTTACTGCATTTTGTTGCCCTACTCTGACCTTAATATCTGCCATTTATGTAAGCAATTCAGAATCTATATATTTATTTATGTTTTACGATTAACTAACTCGTAAAGTAATGACTTAATTTCGTCAATATCTTTTTTCATATTATCAATCTCTTGCTTCTCAGTTAATTTTCTATTTTTTTTATTAATATAATTAAAATATCCTTTAGAATCCATATTAAGTATGGCACCCGTATTTTGGTCACGAAATAGATTTTTATTGCCTTCGACTGGTATCATTCTGATTAAATGGATATTGTTTTAATTTATCATCAACAGACCTAAGATCTATTGGGAGATGAAATTTTACTAATTTACCAGATCCACTAGGATCTATAATAAATTTAATTGCTGGATTTACAGAATTCCTCACGCTAAAGCAATTGCTCTAAAGTCCTTAATCCTTACAGGAACACATTCATTAGTAGAGGACATTACTATTTTAATTGTAAATCCATTAAACTGCTCTAAATCATTCGCAGTAAACTGATACTCTGAGAAATCATTCTTACCATTTGGTTTAACGTAAGCATCTGCTTTTCCATCACACTTAGAAATATCAATAACATCATCACCAAAACCATCACCATCAGTATCAATCATATTATTATATCCAGGAAATGGTCTATATGATTGTGAAACTTCAGTAGAATCTGCACTGAATAATCTATAGTAAACTCTAATATCCGCTTCTGGTTGAACATTGGCAGCAACAAATGCTTTAATTGAAGTAGCAGGTTGAGCTAAATTAACTTTTCTACTAACAAAAACTGAACCATGTGGATCTCCACTTACTTCATTTGTTTCAGAATTATTAGAATAATCCGAAATAGGATTATTAATTTTATTTCTACCTAAAATAAACGTAGCATTCTGGATATCCAATACAGGAGATAAATTCCTATCAGAAGTAGACATATCAACTTTTAATGCTAATGATTTTCTTCTAGGAAGATTTTGCAATCTTATTGCTTCATTAACTTTAGCTGCAACTAATCTTGGAGTTGGGAAGAAAGTAGTTTCATTCAATATAGTTGGTTCAAACCCTTGATCTATAAATGATACTTCGTTTCCTCCAGCACTTGTTCCACTTACTGTTCTAACAGATGTGGCAACTCTAGTTCCTTTACCAGGAGTAATTACATTAAATTGTGGAGATAAAGAACTGAACTGATGGTTTTGTGAAATACCTACAGTATTACCACCTATACCTCTTTCATCAGTAAAACATATCATAGTATTACCAGTATTTCTAGAACTGGTTCCTCTATCAATCTGCAAATAGTAATTATCAACATTTCCAGCAGAACTTAATGTAGCATCAACTGGTTTACTTAGACTTGTATTAATACCAATTAATGGGAATCCATTAATTTCATATGGTTGAATATTAGTACCTTCTGGATGAGAAGAAACTGGAGATCCTTCTAAACCTCTAGAATTAATAGTAATATTGCCAAGATTTACAGTGTATGAAATAATTTCACTGCCAATTAATGCCTGTCCACTAGATGTTGTAACACCTGCAAACCTAGCAAATGTAGAAGTGCTTGCAACAGATACTAAAGTACCATCTGGGGTCAAACTAGAAGTAGTCTGAGTAACTGTTGTATCTGGTTGAATACCTTTAATATCTATTTGATTATTAGAAGCATGATGTCCATGATTTTTCTGAGAAATTTCAAGTACATTACCTTCATATAATGGACTAGTAACAACAGAATTAGTATTAGTTTTAACTATAATACTGGCATTCATTGCAGTTCTAGTATTATTGCTAGAACCATAATGAACAATTTTTTCACCACCTACAAACTTTTCTCCTTGAACATCTGTTAGATATAAGGTATCAGGTTTAGTACTTGTTATACCAACTGCAAATTTAGCACCATCGCCTTGATTGAAACTTGACCAAGAAGGATCTATTGTAACAACATCTCCAACAGAATATCCACTACCAAACTGGTTTCCACTAGCCATACTCAATCCCGTTACCTTTCCATCAGTAAGAGTTACAGTTGCAGTTGCTCCACTACCATTACCTGTTAATGTTTTTAATGGAACTCCAGTTGTAGAATCTAAAGAATAATCTCTTCCTCCGTTGAGGATATTAAGTGGATTTCCTTTGAGAGGATCCTGATTAAGATTTGCCCCATCATATTCACCCCAAATAGGAGCAGCAACATTTTCTACAACACCAGTAATACTATCATCTTCTCTATCAGCAGGAAGACCAGTACTAACTTTTCTACCAATTGATAAAGAACTTTCTTCACCCAAGTTATAATTAGCATCTGGCCATTCCACATCTACTCTTACTTTTCTAGGTAAAGTTCTTATTGGATTGACTGATAATGATTGAGTATTTTCATTACCAGATTTAACTGGAGTATTATAGAAAGTAACTGTACCAGATTCAACAAACTCTGCCTTATAAAGTTTAAAGGTTAAATCTTGATACTGACTTGGAGTCCAAATAGTTCCATTTTGAGACTTAAATAAACTACCACCAATATATTGCTTAGTGACAATAACACTTTCAACATCAGGTAGATTAGAAGTCTTAACAGTCTTCTGACTCATTGTTGCAACCCACATTTCATATAAATCAGATCCAGGTGCTAAGAATACTAATGCATATTCTCTTCCTGCCTCTAGATATACTGGAGATGGAAATTTAACATTTGTTGCTATAGAAGCATCCATTGATGTTTGAATATCATTAGGACTTAATGCTACTTGTGCAAAATCTTGAACAAGCCAACTAGTAGGTGTTCCTAATTCAACTTCTCTAAGTTCTACAAATAACTTAGCATTTGGATCCTTGGTTCTGAAATAAACATCGAATGATGTTAAGAATGCTCCAGTTTCATCAACAGTAAAGGTCTGTGCTAAAGGATCTCTATAAGGTGCTTCCACCCTTGTTGTAGAAGATGATGAATTAACGTTTACTGTAGAAGTTATCTGATTAGGTTTCTGTGCTGGTGCGGATGGGTTTCTAACTCCAACAGTTGATGTTTCTTGAGTTAGAATCGTACCAGTTCCTGAATATGTACCTGTTGCATCACTTGAAAGGGCAGTACTTCCTGGTAGGGTTACTGTTCCTGGTGGTGTTGCAGTTATCTTAAAGGTCTTAGTTCCTGAATAGAATAATACAGGTGGTTGTGGTGATTGATTTGCTTCTCTAAAGAAGAATGCTCCCAACACATCACCCCAATTATCAGATATCAACTCTACTTTAGATACTGTAGCAGTTGCTCCACTATCACCAACTATTGTACAACCCTGTCTAACATAACCATAGTATGTTGTATCATTTGCTAAAGCATCAACATCACAATTGAATAACTTAGATGTTGCTGAATATGAGGATGCTGGTGTAGGTCTTGTTCTATCATATGGGTCTACAGAATATGCTTCTACACTTACTGAAACTGTACCCATTCCTGTTGGAATTGCAGATACACTAGCATCTCCAAACTTATGATTAGGTGCTTTAATACGGATATATCCAATTTCAACACCATTATTGAGTATTCTAGCATTTTCTCCAACAACAAAAGCACCAGAAACCATATCTATTTCGATAAGTTTAGGGAATATGTCTGGAG